GCAGCGTCTCCAGACCCTCGCCCGTCACGCGGCTGCCGGCGCGCAGGGTGCGCGCCGCCAGCACGCCGCCGACCACCGTCGCCGCGGTGCCGATGCTGGAGATCACGCTCTCGGTGTCGGACAGGACGGTGCGCAGCTCCCGGACCGCATCGGTCAGGACTGGGGTGAGGGACACTCCCAGCTCCAATCCGATGTCCTGAAAGGCGTTCTTCAACAGCTGTGCTTGGACGTTCAAGGACTCTTTGAACGCACGGAACTCGCGTTCGAGAGCATCGCGGTCGCCCGCGATGCTCAACGCCTCGACCACCCGATCCAAGTTGTTCGCCAAAGTCGGGATGGTGCGGGCGAGCTCCTCCCCCTTCAGGTTGAGATTATCGAGGGTCTGCGCGGCATCATCGCCTTCCGCGCGCAACCGTGCCAGGAACTCGATCAGCGCAGCAGTCGCGTCAGCGCGCGCGAAATCTTCCAGCTCCTGTTGGGTGCGCCCCATGAAGTTGGACATCCTCTCGAACGGCGTGATCAGAGACCGGACCACGCGCCCAAGCGCCGAGCCGGCGATTTCTGCCTGTTGTCCGAGCTCACGGGTGACCGCGCCGAGCGCGATGATTTCGCGCGATGTGACGCCGCGGAAGGTGGCGAGGTTCTGGGCGATCTGCGTCGCATTCGTGGCGATCTCGCTTTCGGTTGCGGCAAACGCGTTGCCGAGCGCCACGATGCCGCTCGCGAGATGATCGATGGTGCCGGGGTCTTCTTGTGTGAGCGCTTGGATGCGCCCCAACAGCTTGGCGGCTTCTGCGCCATGCAAGTCCGATGCAGTTCCCAGCTTGGCGATCACCTCGGCATAGGCCTCGAGGTTCTGGCGCCCGCGCACGCCCATCGTCCCTGCTGCTTCGGCGATCGCCGCGATGCCGGCCGCACTCTCGGGCAGGTCCTCTATGGCCGCCGCCCGCACGGCGCGCCCGAACCGCACCAATTCCTCTCGCGTCAGGTCGGTGGTTTTTCCGACCCCGACCAGCGCGGCCTCAAATTCCGCAGCCCCCCGAACAAACCCCGAGACGCCCTCGCCGATCTGATCGACCGCGAACATCCCTGCGACGATGCCCGCCACGGTCCGGGCCTGAGACCCCAGCCGGTCCAGCTCTTCCCGGGCCCGCTGGCCCTCGCGAGAGATGTCATCGGCCGCACCTTTGGCGCCGTCGCCGATGCGGTCGAGACCGTCGGCGCCGCGCTCACCGGCCGTATGGACAGCATCGCCCATCTGGCGCGCCGCCCCAGCCACATTGGCCAACTCCGCCTTGACGTTGCCGGCTCCGTCGACGCTGATCCGGACTGCGAGGGTGTATTCAGCCATCGGTGGGGTTGTCCCTGTCCGCTTGATCTCGCAACTTGGCCAGTCCGCTGATCAACCCGGCCTCGATCGCCGGCAACAAATGCGACAGGCGGTAACCGTCGGCACCGCGGGCTTGTGCCACAGCCAGCGCCGCCGTCAGGTCCAGCCCAACGATATGCCCGGTCCCGGCAATGCGCAGCTGCGCCCCCGCGTCCAACGCCACGTCCCAGGCTTGCCAACCTTCGAAGCTCTGCGGCGCATGGACGTCATAGGGGCAACGGTCCGGGGCATGCTCCGTTACGCCTTCGCCTTGGCCTTGGTTTCGGCACGGGTATCCGAGGTTGGCGCAGTCGCGGCAGTATTCGATCCCGCCTCCGAAGTGCCATTCGGCGCGGGCGCGGAGCCGTTTTTTTCCGCGTCCAGCTGTTTCAGCTCGGCCCAAGCGGGATCGATGTATTTCCCGGTGAACGCCAGATAAACGCGATAGTTGTTCAGCAACGCCGTGACATTTTCCGGCGTGACGGATGCCTTGGCGCCGTTCGTGTCCGTCACGCCGTCCCAATCGACGATGGCCATGCGGGCGACGGCAGACGCAAAGCCGGCTTCCCGCTCCGCGTCGGTTTCGTGCTTGCGGAGTTCCTGCACGCCCGCCAGCATGATCGGCGTGGTGGCAGGCCGCGCCTTGACCTTGACGCCCGGCAACAGTTCATACCAGCGCGGCTCAAGGTTCGTCGTAATCTGGACCATGGGACATCTCCGTATTGTCCACAGATGAACTCAGATGCACGCAGATGCGGAAAGGAGAATTCTCTGTGTCGATCCGCTTCCATCTGTGGACCATCAATAACTCGCCACGTCGTTCTTGAGCGCGACGGTGAGGAATTCACCGACATCCGGCGTGGCGGCGCGGAAGTTGAACGTCACCTGCACGCCGCCCGGTCCCTGCAGCGGTGCCTTGGCGCGGGGCAGATAGACTTCGGCCAGCGTCATTGTCAGGGACTTCGTTGCGCCGATCGTATAGGCCAGCGCGATGTCGATGGCCGTGTCGTTCGTCGCCGCCGTCATCAGCGTCATGTCCGCGAAGCGCGCGGTGATCTGCCCAGTGACGGTGCACACGCCCAGGTCGATGCCATCGATCTTGCCGTCGCTCCGAATGGTGCGCACCGGGTCCAAGCCGTTGTCGATGGTCAGTTGCGCGCCGGTGATGTTCCCCAACGGTGAACCGCCCTGCGAAATCGATCCCTGGAACTGATGGAACCGGTCGAACGATCTTGTCGTCGGCGTGCCGCCGCCGGACGTGGCCGCGTCGGTCTCGCCTTGCGCGGTGACATTGACGGTCGCGGTGGCGCGTCCCGACGGCGCCCAGTTGAACTGCATCGAACCGGCGATGCAGCCCGTGTGTAGGAAATAGCGCGGGACGTTGGGATGGCCGACTTCGCAGGCGAACGACGGCAGAGACGACGCGCCGCCCGTGAAGGTGTGCGTGTAATCCGGATCGCCCGTCGTCTGCGGCGCACCCAGCAGCGCCTTCAACCAGAAGCCGATATCGCGGAGATCGACGGGCACCGCGATGGCGCCGCTGTCGGTGATCAGGCCACGGGACGGCTTGGCCGGCTTGCGTCCCAAGCCCAGGACGTCGTCCTCTTCCAGGGGCTGTTCGGCGCCGATGTCGGAGGTGACGAAGTTGAGCCGCTCGAAATTCTCCGACGGCGCCGTTCCATACTCGCTTTCGAACTTGGCGAGTAGCTGTGCCGTAGACCCTGTGGCTCTGGCCATACGTGCCCCCATTTCTTAGCCACAGATGGACCCAGACGAACTCAGATATCACTTTCTATCTGGTTTTAATCTGTGTCTATCTGCGTCCATCTGTGAATAATCACCCGTACCAGGACGTCACGAACGTCATGTGCAGGAAGCCCGCCCCGCCGCCGTATCCGGTCAGACGCGCGGAGCTGAAATTCAGCGGCGCCACGGCCTGCGGGGCCGGTGTCCAGCCGGCCAGGGCGGTGCGGACCGCGTCGCGGAGCGTGTGCATGTCCGCCGCCAGCCGGCCGCCGTGACGGTCGTTGGCGTGGCGATCCACGACCACCACCGCCACCGTCTCCGTCAGCTCCTGTTCGTGCGCCATGCCCAACAGCGCATCCGGCTTGGCGGTCAACTCCTGAGAGAAGACGAAGGCGGCGGGCAGGGTCTGCGGGATGGTCTTGCGGTTCATGAGGTCCGCCAAGACCAACGCGCCCGCCACCTGCTTCAGCTCTGGGACGGTCTGCTGCAACCGGGCGATCACCTCGGAGACGATGTCGGGTGTCATGCCGATGCCTCCCCCAGGTCTGCGAGCCAGCGCAGGATGGTCGCCTGGATTTCGTCGATGTCGTCAAGGTCTAGACCGATGAACGGCCGGGCCGGCATCATGACTTGGCTCGCGCACACTTCTGTTCCGTCCGCGAGAAAGAAGTGCAGCTTACGCGCATTCACCGGCTTGATTTCCCCACCGAATTGATGGATCGCGGCGCGTTCGTCGTTGGTGCCGATCTCGACCGATTGCCGGTCCGCAGCGACTTGATGCGAGATGCTGTCGACCAAGCGTCCCTTATCGACCAGGGTCTTGCCGCCGAACAGCTTCGCCCTCAGGCTTTCGGGCCACGGATTGCCGTCGGGTCCGGCGCCGATCTCGAAGCGCTGGACGGTGGATGCTTCGATGGCCTGTCCGATGTCGTCGAGGACTGGAAACAGGTCGCCGATCCCGTCACCGAGCCGCTGCAGCGGTTCGCGGAACTGGCTGTCGTCCACCTCAATTTGAATGCGGGCACCGGTCATAATCTAACTCTGTAGTATTGTCCACAGATGGACACAGATGGACAAGAGACGCGATGCGAACAGGGAGAGGCCTCACACCGCTTCACATCATCAGATCACCGGTATTCATCAGGAGACGCGTCATCCCGATTACTGACCGGCTCATCTTTGCGTCTGTGCCCATCTGCGTCCATCTGCGTCCATCTGTGGACAAATCCATCACTCGCGAACCCGGATGCGGCCGTCTTCGGTCACCCGCAGCCGTCCGTCTTCGGTCACGCGCCGCACCAACAACGCTGTCACCAATCGTTTCACCCGCACGATGAAGCCCAAGGCCAGAGCCAGCATTTACAGCCCTTTCAAAGCGTCGTTCGAAAACCGCTGATCGCGGCCCTCAACCAACCGCACCTTGGGTGCCGCGGGGGCCGGCTGGCCCGTCTCCGGCAGAGGCAGAGAAATCACCCCTTTTGCGACGCTCTCCAGCCATTTGATTGCTGCGTCGTAATCGGATTGCACCTTGTCCGGCACAATTTCGATATGCAGCTGATGGAACGCAATCACCAGACAGATCCGTCGCAACACAGCAGGCACGGCGGCTTCATCGATCTGGTAGCGCGACAGGTAACTGTCGATCAGCGCCGACGCATCGTCCAGAGCCTGGATCAAGACGCCTTCGTCGGTGATCCCCGCGAACAGATCGCCTTCCGCCAAGTCGTCGGCCCGGCCCCCGCGGGCATGGCGCAACAGCTCATCCAAGGTGGCGTAGCGGGACATCACACCATCTCCGAGACATGCAGCTTGCCCGCCGTGGTCTCGCTAATCACCGCAAGATGCGTGTGGATACCTAGCGCCAAGTACAGCGGGATGCCCGCCGAGATGTAGTCATCCGCCGCCGACGCAGTCACCGCGCCATCACCGAGCCGGATGAACGCATCTGTTGTCGCGGTCACCAGAACGACTTTCACCCCTGTCTCGATCTTGGCCGATCGCGTGCTATCCCCCGTCACAGCATCGAGGTGCTGTGCTCGGCCCGGCCGCGGCGAGAGCACGGGCATCGGGATCAAGCGATCATCGCGTGGCAGTTCGGTCATAGGGCACCCATTCAAGCAGCATGGCCGCCGGTGCGATCGAAGCCGGTCTGCGCCTGCAGCTGCAGCCGGGCCTGGTCGGCCGCGGCACGCTCCGCCGCCGCCTTCTTGCCCTTGGCATAGGCATCGGTGCTGATCCCCATGTTCAGACAAACAATCTTTTCTTGGTCCGTCATCGCGACCGTTTCCGCTGCGGGCGGGTCCGCCGGCTTTGGCTGATCGCCCAAGGCCAACGGCACTGCACCGGCCATCAGCCGATCGAACCGGGCTTCGTCCTGCTGACACAGGGCCAGCATCTCGTCTCGCTGCGAGGGCGCGAACTTCCGGGACCGCAAGGCCGCATCCACCTTGCCGGCAATGCGTTCGCCGTCCAGCGACTGCACCCGTGCCGACAGGGTCGCCACCTGCTGTTCCAGGGCCGACGCGGCGCCCGCACCCGTCCGCGCTTCCCGGACCGCTTGGGCGATCGCCTCGGCGCCCGCGTCTGCCGAGACACCGGCCGCGTCGGCCATGGCCTTGCGGTCCGTCGCCGCCTTGTCGGCCTGTTCCTTCAGAGCCCGGACACTGGAGACCACGGCCTTGGCATCCGCACTCTCCGGCAGCCCGAGCAACGACCGAAGCTGTTGCAACAGCTCATCCATCGCCTTGATCTCCTTTCCCGAATTGGCGTCTGAAAGCGCCATGAGTTCCGCGATCGCGGGGTTGTTGGTCAGAGCAGCCCGCAAAAGCTTGGTCACCTGACGCCCGTCTTGCGTGTAGCTGAAGGTCGGGCTGATGAACCGGTACTGCCGCCCCTGGACGGCACGGGCACCGTCTTCGGTCCACTCGATCAGTCCCCAGACGCCATCCGGCCGGGCGTCGAGACGCGAAATCCAGCCGGCCGCCGGCGCAGACCCGCCGTTCGGCGCGGCGCGATCGATGGCGTGGTCATAATCGACGGGGAGCGGCCGTCCCGCCGGCATGCTGTCGCGTACGATCGCCGCAGGGTCTGTGAGCATCCAGGCCTCCCGCCCGTCGACCGGTTGGATGCGCCCGACCGGCAGCAGGTGCACCCATTGCTCAGGCTTGAGTTGGCCAGCCGGCAAAGGCGCCAGTGGGGCAGCTATCGCCGCCGCACTGGCGAGTTGCACCGGGAGAGAGGAAGACGACGTGCTCATGGGCGGCATTTTTGCCGCGTCACGGGCGTCTTCAGAAGTCCGGCGGGATGGCAGGGAGAGCGGCACAAAAAAAGGGGCACAATGCCCCAGCTGCCACCTTGACACAGGGGCATAATGCCCCTATATCATAAGGTGTGGACGGCAGGTTGGGGTGGCCAGCCTGCCCGCCACACGGTCTGGGGTTGGCTTGGCCGGCCAGACCAACCCCAAGCCAGGAAGGAGGGAGGCCCAAATGCGACCATCCTTCTTCCTCCACCTCCACTTCACCGTGCTTGGTCTTGAGTTCCGCCTCTTGATCAAGCGGGTTCGGAGGTGAAGGGCGCCGGGGCGGGTGGGCAGCCTGCCCCGGTTGCCCTCTATACATAGGAGACCCGGAATGCCGACGCAAACCCCTTTCCGCGAGCGCTACCGCCGATACTTCTGCCGTCTCGGCAGTTGGTTCCGGTTCTATGTCGCCTGGAAACGATAGGACATGGTCCGGGGTTGGCCCCTTGGTCTTGGATTGGGCCGGCCGGACCAACCCCAAGCAAAGGAACCCCGTGACTGATTTCGACCGCGATCTGTTCCACCGTCTGGGGCACCGGCTGTACGCCGATGCCCCTTCGGACCGGCAGATCATCTTCGCCATGGCGTCCGACCTGCACACACCCGCTGAGACGGTGCGGCGTTGGTGGCTCGGTCGCAAGGACGTCCGCATTCCCGGCCCGGTGTTCGTCGCGCTGGCTCTGCTGCTGCTCCGACGCAAGCTGGCCAGCGACGATGATCCCGACATCGCCGCCATTGTGTCGTAGCGGTGGCAGCTGGCATCTATTGCTTGGCTTGTTCTGCTAAACTACCATTCCTCTTCGGGGGGCGCGCCATATTCCTCTTCTTCTTCTCTGGCGCGGTCAGCCTGATACTCCTCGAATGCTATTTGAGCGATATCAGGGGGCAACTCTTGTTTTTCTGTTTGCTCGAGCCTACTCCTGTCGGCCGGACTAAGCACAACCGTGAATAGCCGTTGAACGGCAGGACTGAGAAAAGGGAACAGCCTGGATTTCGCCGAGCAGTTTATTTCGATCGGGCGCTTGCGCTGAATCAACTCCCAACTTCCGGCACCCTGATATTTGCGCTGCCCTTGTCCGGATTCTGTGCTCTGTTGCCTGAGGATAATGTCAAAAACCTCAGCGTGCTGAAGGTCAGCGCCGCTGAAATCTGCCTTGTCAATTCTGACGCCGTGCATGAGAGCCGCATTTAATCGGGCATTCCGGAAATCTGACCCAGTCAGATCAGTGTGTTTAAGGTCTGCTTTAAAAAAGTTTGCAGACGAACATTGGGCATTTTGCATCTTGCACCTGCGCAAAACGCAGCGCCGCAGCGATGCACGATTCAGGATAACGCCAACCATTTTTGCCTGTGTCAGGGAGGCATCGTCGAGCTTTGCGCCTTCTAAGTCTGCACCGTCCAGGCACGCGGACGACAGCAGGGCATTCTCTAGATTGGCACCTCTTAGGTCGGCTCCGTCCAGGCACGCGGACAACAGCAGGGCATTCTCTAGATTGGCACCTCTTAGGTTGGCTCCGGAAAATCTGACACCCCGCAAGTCAGTCCAACGCAGGTCTATCGCGAAATCGGCGTCTTCATAACGCGAGTCTCGCTTTCGTATAGCACTAAGAATTGCCTGGATGTCCGCGTCTGGGGGGCTGAATTCTCGTTTCTTAAGTGCCTCTTCGCGGGTTTCCTCAGTTAATTCTAGTCGGCCTCGGAGATACGCGCAAAGCGCTTCGTAGATCGGCTGGTGCAAAACCTTTGACTGTCGGGCCAAATTCTCCAATGCATAAACTGCACTCAACCTAGCAATCATCGCATTTGAACCTGCACCTTCTTCACTGTGATCCTCCTTTAATGTTTCAAAGGCAGTCCGGAACGTCTCGAATTCTAGCCGTCGCGTGTTCACGCGGTTCTCATTGGTCGTGGCCCACGTCCGGATTGCCGCCAGGATCAGCCCGACCAGCCCCGCAAAACCGCCCGCCAGCGCGGTTGCCCCCCATGCGAGGCTGCGGAAGGTCTCTGCGGCATTGCTTGCTTCGAGACCTCCCGGCGCAGCCAGGAGACCGAGCGCCTCAAGCATGCGCCCGAACAGGTTGCAGAAAAAGCCGAAGACAGTCGTGAAGAGCAGCAGGAACAATATTGTGCCGCCAAGGTGAACGAGAAACGTCTCCGTCGGCCAATAGGCCCAGCGCGCACCGTACCAGCGCTTGAACGCCTTCCAACTACTCCACGGTGTGGCGGCTTTGCTGGCTACCCACCGGCCACCGGATTGAATCGCCTGCACCGCCAACCCGCGGCGGCGGACCGCTGCGAGCGTCAGGGACTTGACCCAGGTCCCGGTTTGGATGACCTCCGGCCAAAGGACGGCCGCAAGTGCCGCACCCTGGCGCGCCCCGTAGCGCCACGCGATAGGGACGGCACTGAGAAGCCAGCCGACGAAGGCCTCAAGCTCCTTGCGTTCCTGATCAAGCCATCGGGGCATTCCGCGTTTCCTCTTGGTCCCTGTTTAGGCAACCCTGTTCAAACGCTGACCGGTAAGACTATGCGACCAACCGGCGCAGCTATCTTCCATCTCTGATAAGCGTCATTGTAGTGATAGCTCCAACCTGACGATAGAAGAGGAAGACATACATGAGTATTCCCGCAATGAATTCTGCCCCCCCTCGCCATGCCCACCGACACTGGAATGAAACCGTATTCTTTTTCGCCGGCCTTGCTATTGGTGTGCTTCTAGGCGCAACAATTGCTGTTCATTTCATTGAAACCCTCAAGGCGCCCGAAATGGCGCAAGTTGCGAGCTTTCTTCAGATTGTGGTCTCGGTCTTTCTCTTAGGCGGCACGGGCGTTCTCGCTTGGGAGACCATCTCCGCCCGCCTTGAGCGGATTGCACCGCATGTCGTCTGCACTGTGGAACCACATCCGAAAGAATTGAATCACATCCAATTCGTCGTCGAGAATGTCGGTACCGGGACCGCACGGCACGTGGAAGTCACGCTCACGCCACCTTTGAAATACACCATGCGTGGGAAAGAAGAAACGGTCCCAGATGATTTCAAGTTCCTGAAAAAGATCGACATATTGAAGCCGGGACAAGCCATTCGCCACGGCATGACGAGTCACGAAACCGATGGGGTGAAGTTCTTCGAGACGAAGCAGACAAAAGCCCAGGTGACCTGTGAAGACGTTTCGGGGCGAAAGCACTCCACCGAGACGCATATCGACATCTACGCGCTCATAGGGATGCGGCAACTCGAAGAAGGCACAGAGCTGCGGAAGGTAGCGGCTGCAGTGGATAAGATCGCCCAAGCCCTAACCCAATATCCCTTCGGCCTGCACGTTGATGTCTTCGACAAGGAAGACCGCGCCAAGCACGAGGCTGACATGGAGAAAGTGCGGGAGGAAATCGCTGCAGAGCGGCGCACACGGAAAGCCGCGAAAAATGCACCGGACAACATGACAACGAACGATAAGTGAACCGCGGAGGACAGCTTGGGGTTGGTCTGGCCGGCCCGATCCAAGACCAAATGGCCAACCCCAGACCTGGACGCAAAGGAAGTGCAGAGGGGGAATGGGTCTGTCATCTCTGTGGTTTCCTCCGCGTCCTCTGCGTCCTCCGCGGTTCACTTCATCGGTTCCATCGAAGAAGCCACCGCCCGTTTAAAGCCCCCCTTGAAGCACCTCGTAGCCGGCCCCTCGAAGCTCCAACACCGGCCGCTCCGTCGCCGTCCGAATCGCATTCGCCCCCAGCTTTCGCCTCCGCCCGGACCCCACATCCACCCGCACCACCACCTTGACCGGCCGGGTCGGATCGGCCGGGTCGAAGACATAGAGCAGGTGTCCTGTCTTCTTTTCCCGCAGGATCGCGCGCGGCTTGTCCAGCTTGTCCACCAACGCCCGCAGATCGGCCGCCGAGATCGCCTTCCCGGCCTGTGACTGGCGGACGATCTGCGCCCCGTCCCGGCCGGACAGCGTCA